AAGGCAAAAGCAGTCTCCCCGAAGTCAGCAAGCCCTACAGGCGCGATGAATAGTGGAACTGGCAAAAAATCACTCAGGGATCAATTGGCCGAATCGGTCGAAGCATCCCTCGGTGGACATTTTTAATTTCGGAAAAAGGAAACCATTATGGCCTTCGCCAACGGTGCAATATCCGACATTATCGCCACTACCATTCAAAATCGCTCCGGCGAACTGGCTGATAACGTCACCCAAAATAACCCTCTTTTACTACGTCTGAAGCAGAAAGGGAATATTCGCCCATTTTCTGGTGGTAACGTGATCTTGGAAGAGATTATGTACAACGACACCACTACTTCGAACGTGAATAGCTATTCCGGTTACGAAGTGCTTAACGTAACCCCGAACAGCCCGATCAGCTCGGCGCAGTTTTCCATCGCTCAATATGCCGCTGCGGTAACGATCTCCGGTCTGGAAATGTTACAGAACAGTGGCAAGGAACAGATCATAGACCTGCTCGAAGGTCGCGTGAAGGTCGCTGAAGCCCAACTGATGAATCGGCTCGATACCGACCTATACGGTGACGGTACGGGCAATAACGGCAAGAACCTGACTGGTTTGGCTCTGGCCGTTGCGGATTCTCCGTCCGGTACGACTTACGGCGGCATCGCTCGATCAACCTGGACGTTCTGGCAGAACCAGGCTTACTCAGGCGTAACCAACGGCGGCGCACCGGTATCAGCGGCCAACATCCAGCAATACATGACCCAACTGGCCGTAAAACTGATCCGGGGGAACAATAAAGCCGACCTGATCGTTGCCGACAATACCTATTACGGCATGTACGTCAATTCCCTGCAAGCCATTCAGAAGGTCTCTGACCCCGAGATGGCCGGCGCAGGTTTCGCTGCACTGAAGTTCTATGGCGGCGGCACGGCGGCGGATGTTGTTCTGGGCGGCGGTATCGGTGCTCACGCGACCGCCAACCACATGTGGTTCCTGAACACGGACTATCTGTTCCTTCGTCCACACAAGGACCGCAACTACGTCCCCATCGGTGGCGAACGGCAATCTGTCAACCAAGACGCGATTACCAAACTCATTGGCTGGGCAGGCAACCTCACATCCAACGGTCCGCAATTCTGCGGCGCGTTGATCGCCTAACAGGAGGATCACATGGCATATCCTATCAGCATCATTCACGGCATCGATTTGGTGAATACCACACTGGCCACTGACATCACGTCCGGCGCTCGGGTGGTTCCCCATGCCATTGGCACGGAAGTTTTTGCCTCGGACGGCAAGATTTATGTCTTCGCTAAGGCCGGTGGAGCGATCACCGCTTCAACCACTGTATGTACCGTCAATGCGGGCACCTTCTCAGCCACTAGTTCGGGTGGTTCATACACATCCCCAGCGACAGCCATGTCTACGGGCGATTATGGCTGGTTCAGTAAAGCATCTGTTTAATCCTCACTCAACGAGTGGAAAGGGCTTCGGCCCTTTTTTTATGGGTTTTTAACAGAGAACCCATAACAAAACTCAACCACTTGAGGCATCTAAATGCAGACCGAATCCCTTGCTGTACGTTTCTATTCCAAGCCAATTCAGAACGAATTCCTTTCCTCGCGTGAAGGCCGCCCTATTCATTTCATGGCTGACTTCGTGCGTATTGAAATTCCAGGAAATTCGACCTCGATCATTGACACGTACGTGAATGAAAGCCACAAAACCCGCTTCCCGATTGAGTGGGCGCAATACCTAAACGAGAAGACGGAAAGCGATTCAATCGAGACGCAAGGCACGCTTATCCGAGAATGGCCGTTGCTGACCGCGGCTCAGGCTACGGAACTTCGTCATTTCAGGTTTTATACCGTCGAGCAGATTGCTAATTCCTCAGACATCCAGATTATGTCAATCGGCATGGCCGCCGGGATGGCGCCCTATGCGTTGCGTGATAAGGCCAAGGCCTATCTTGAAAATGCTAAGGATTCGGCACTGGTTCAGGCACAGACTGAGGAGCTGCGAAAGCGTGAACAAGAGATCGCAGACCTTAAGGAACAGGTCGAACGCATGGCGCGTTTATTTGAAGAACAGAAGCCTAAGCGTGGCAGACCAGCAAAAGAAGACCAGGAATCCGACTAAATGAAAACACTGCTTCAGATCGTACAGCAGGCTTGCGGAGAAATGGGTCTCACCGCGCCTAACTATGTGGCTGGCAATACCGCCTCCGATACAGTGCAGATGCTAGCCCTGTTAAATGGAATTGGCGGCGATCTAAGCAGGGAATTCGACTGGCAAGCTCTACAGAAGGCCTATACCTTCAACACGACCGGAGCGGCATCTTATCCGCTACCGAGTGACTATGATCGGCAAATTGACAGGACCCACTATGACAAGTCGAAACGGTGGGAAATGCTCGGTCCTGAGTCGCCTCAACAATGGGAGTTCCTGACCTCCGCATATATCTCGGTCGGTCCACGGCTACGTTATCGATTGATGGGCAATGCGCTGAATGTCTGGCCAACGACCAACACCGGAGAAACAGTCGGTTACGAGTACATCTCAAACGCATGGGTGACGGGAGCGGACACAACGGTTAAGAGTTCGTTCACGCTGGACACAGATGTCTGCATTTTTCCGGATCGCCTGATGATAACTGGTCTGAAGCTGAGGTATTTCTCGGTCAAGGGCTTCAATACCCAAGAGTATCAGGTCGAATTCATGCGCTATTTGTCTGTAGCAAAATCGAACGACGCAGGCTCTTCTACCCTGAGTTTCGCTCCCAAGTTGTCCAGCGTCCTAATCGGCTGGGAGAACATCCCGGACTCTGGATATGGCCAGTAACCCGTTTTCACTATCAGCCCCGGTTGGGGGATGGGACGCGAAGAACTCTTTGGGAGAGATGCCGCCCAATAATGCGGTCTATCTGAATAACTGGTTCCCGCGTCCGTCCGATGTAATATTGCGCAATGGATACAGGCAGTTTGCTACAGGTCTGGGTGGGCAAGTCAACGCGGTCATGTCCTACAACGCCGGGGATAATACAAAGTTATTCGCTGCATCTGGAGCGTATATCTACGATGTGACCGCAGGCGGGGCGGTGGGCGCTCCGGTTTGGACTACTGCAACCTCAGATAAGTGGTATCACACCAACGTCGCCACTCCGGGGGGGAACTTCCTCTATCTGGCGAACGGCATAGACAAGCCGCTTCTGTACAACGGCACCACCTGGAAGGCTATTGATGGGGCCTCGACTCCTGCGATAACCGGCATCACAACAACCCTGCTAACTCACCCATATGTGGCTAAGCAGCGGGTATGGTTCATCGAAACCAAAAGCTTGAGGGCTTGGTATCTGCCGGTTATCTCGGTCGGCGGCGCGGCGAATTCGCTTGATTTCGGATCGCTGTGTCGCAGGGGTGGGTATCTGGTCAGCATGGCCGAATGGACGGTACAGGGCGGTTTCGGCATGTCCGATTACGTCGCCTTCATCACATCCGAGGGTGAAATGCTGATTTACTCCGGAACCGATCCTTCAAACTCGACCGCATGGAGTCTGCTCGGCATCTGGTATGTCGGCTCACCGATTGGGCGCAAGTGCTTTACCAAATTCGGATCGGACTTGCTTCTGATTTCTCAGGAAGGGCTGACCCCGATGAGCCAGGGTAGGTTCTTCTCTGATTTGGGAAATAAGGGAACGCTCACCGACAATATTCAGTGGGCGATTAGTTCGGCCACCTCGCTTTATGGTTCTAACTTCGGCTGGCAGGCGACCACCTATCCACTGCAAAACGCCCTAATTCTGAATGTTCCTGTCGCCACGGGTTCACAAGAACAGTACGTGCAGAACACAGTTACCGGAGCATGGTGCAGATTCACCGGATGGGCCGCGAATACCTGGGAAATGTCGCAGGATCAGATTTACTTCGGCGGCAATGGCTATGTTGGTCAGGCATGGTATGGCAACGATGACGCCGGGGTACAGATTAACGGCGATGCCTTGCAGGCATTTAACTATTTCGATCTTCGCGGAAAGTTAAAACGATTCACCATGATGCGCCCTATTTTGTCATCGAATGGTCAGCCGGCCATTTATGCCAATGTCAATGTAGATTTTGACACTACGGCACCGAGTACCTCTCTAACCTACTCAACGCCATCCGGGGGGGTATGGGGTATGTCGATATGGGGTACTGCGAAATGGGGCGGCGGCTCTAACTCCATTTATAAGTCGTGGAACGGTATCAACGGCATCGGATATTCCGCTGCTCCTCGTTTCATGTGTGCTGCCAAGGGAACGTCCGTTATTTGGATTTCAACGGATATTGTCATGGAACCAGGGGATATACTCTAGATGATTGTCCAAGGCCCGGAAGTCGCCGCCTGGGTTTACGAGGCGGTTGGGTCGGCTATCGGACCGAATACTGTAGGAATCGGCTACGTAAAGGACAAAAAACTAATCGCTGGATTTGCTTTTGAGTCATACAACGGCGTGAACATGATCGCACATCAACGGCAAGACGAACCTGCTCCTAAGGGGTTCTGGATCGCCGCTGCGGACTACTGTTTCAACAAATGCAACCTCAAGCGAGTCACCGGTATGGTTAATGCCAGCAACACTAAGGCTATCCGGCTCAACAAGCACATCGGGTATGAAATAGAAGGCGTGATGAAGAACGCGTCGGATGACGGCGGCGACATACTAATCATGGTTTTATGGCGCGATAAGTGCCGTATTTTGAACTGGACATAATATGGGTAAATCATCTGCACCTCCGCCACCGGATTACGTAGGCGCAGCCAATGCAACGGCGGCCGGTAATCTCCAGGCGGCTCAATATGCGGCCCAGGCGAACCGGGTAAATCAGGTCACGCCCTACGGGAGCCTGAACTATTCGACCAACATGCCGAATGATCCATCGAACGTCAATGCCCAGTGGACGGCGACGCAAACGCTTACTCCGGCACAACAGACAATGCTGGATCGGAACAATAACCTGTCCATCGGGTTATTGGGGACGGCGAATAACGGGCTTGGGTATGCAAATCAGGTCCTTAGCAAACCCGGTGTCGATATGTCTTTACTCCCTTCGACGGGAATCAACCCTGGGCAGTCGTATCAAGACGCGATGATGGCCCAACTGCAACCTCAGGTGGACCGATCGAATAACTTCCTTACCGCACAACTGGCCAACCAGGGAGTAACCCAAGGTTCTGAGGCGTGGAAAAACGCCTGGCAGCAGCAGAACCAGAATAACAACAACCTATACGCCCAAGCCACGACGGCTGGAATGAATATGGGATTGAACGCCAATAATCAGGCATTCAACCAGCAGGCCTATAACCAGATGCAGCCCATCAACATGATTAACGCATTGCGCACCGGATCCCAAGTTCAGAATCCTAACTATATCAACCCGGCGCAACAAGCCACTACATCCGGGGCTGATTTGTTAGGTGCGACAAATTCCAGATACAACGCCCAACTCGGAAACGTCAACGCGCAGAACGCACAATCTGCAAATACTACTTCAGGGCTTGCAACATTAGCAGCGGCGATGCTTTTAGCATAAGGAATAGAAATGGCAGATAACAACCTACTACAGACTATTGGGATGGCCCAAAATCCGGGCTTTGATCCTGATGAATACGCACGCCAACAACAGGCAATTCAACTGGGTCAGGCTCTGATGCAACAAGGTATGCAACCGAACCAAGGACAGATGGTCAGCGGTCATTATGTTGCCCCTTCGGTCACACAATACCTGTCCAGCCTAGCGCAGGTGCTTGGTGGGAGAAAGATGGAGTCGGGCGGGAATGCCTACCTGATGAAGCAGAATATCGGAAATATGAACGCGATGCTGTCTCGGCTTCCAGGGTACGGTGGCGACGGCTCTATTTCGATGTATGGCCAATCGCAACCCACGACCCAGCCTACAGCACAGCCGACGCCAGGCGGTGCGTCTAGCCCTTTCTCGCAGGGGGCCTCCTTGGCTCCCAATTCGGCAGGTACACCCCAGGGAAATCCCTACTTGGGCCAGACTTCGGCACCTATCAGCTCACAGGCTCAAGCTAACCCATTCAACCAGCAAAACGTCATCCAGTCCATGATACTCGAAGGTCTCAGCCCTGAATCGGCTAAGGCGTTTTGGGCTCGGACGGCACCGGCACCGACGCAGGAAATGAATAACTGGCAGGCGCAGGGAATAGACCCGCGTTCGATTGCTCAATACACCGTGGAGAAAGCCGCCAAGGATGGATTGATCGAGAAGAACGGAATGTACATCAACCCGACTACGATGCAGCCGGTGGGATTCGTACCTGAAATTCCAGGTGGCACTATGCCAACCTACAACCAAGGCGCAACTGCCCCTAGCGGGTTGCAGACGCTTGAAGGTCAGCCGGTCACATATCCGCAGGCACTTCAACGCAACGCGGCAGGGACATCGGCAGGTTCCGGCATGGTTGATATGGTGCAGACCTATAATCCGCAGACGCAGCAAATGGAACTCATTCCGAAAACGATCGCGGCTCAAGCAGCAGGCGGTGGAGTTCCGGGAAACAACTTTAGCAACCTCCGTCCGCAAGGCGCGTCTACCGGGTTTCAGTCGTTTGCAACTCCGCAGGCAGGTCTTTTAGCAATCGATAACAACCTGAAAGCATACAGTGCGAAGGGAATCAACACGCTTTCAGGCGTGATTAACCGCTGGGCACCTCCGATCGAGAACGACACCCAATCCTACATCAAGGACGTTGCGCATCGTTTGGGTCTTGATCCTAACCAGCCAATCGACCTAAACAATCCAGCCATCCGTCAGGCAGTTGGAACTGGGATCATGCTTCACGAGCAGGGTTCGCGCATCTTCGGTAATGCTCAACCTAAACCGATGGCGGCAGGCCCGCGCCTTGGTGATTCTGAAGCTGCTACCACTCAAGCGAATAAGAGCCAGGAAGCATGGGCTAGCCTTCAGGAAGCCAATCGCCAAGCGCAGACCACCACGTCATATCTGCAAAACATCAACGGACTGGCACAAAAAGCCATCGTCGGACCGGCATCAAGTAAACTGGCTTTTGCCAACGGTCTTATCTCGCTCATTCCAGGAACAACGCAGGCAAATGACGCGCAGACAGCGAATGACCTGCTGAACAAATACAGCAGCCAAATCGTTGCTCGCTTGGGTTCGGGTGGCATGGGTACGGACTCGGCCAGAACCCTCCTGCAAGCTGCGTTCCCAGGTTCGCACATGACAGCAGATGCCATCCATGAAGCAGTTGGAAACCTTGTAGGGGCAAATGAGATGGTTAAGGCCAAGGCCGCGCTCCTGTCTCCTTATGGCAACAACAGAGACGCAGTTGGATACCAGCAGAAGGAAATGGCTTTCGACCAGAATGCAGACCCGCGCATCTGGCAATACAAGACTCTGCGCGAGTCCAATCCAGCGGCTGCTCGTACCTTCCTGCAAGGAGTGTTAAAGCAAGACCCGAACTTCATCAACAAGGCCGATGCGCTGTCTAAATTGGGAGCATTCTAAATGCCTAGCCTAGCCGACTTGATGAGGGCCGATGCTGCGGGTACTCCTGCTGCTCACACGATGAGCCTTGCTGATCACATGAGGGCAGATGCTGTGCCGTCTGCTGCTGTGCCGTCTATGGCTAATCTGTATCAAAATCAGGTTTCCAGCATGTCACCTATGGATCGCTTCATTGCATCTGCCGGTGGTGCGGTAGAAGGGCTGATGCTTGGGGCTAAACAGAGGTTCGGGCAAGCCACACCGCAAGAGGTGGAAGATTGGAAAACCTCAATGGCCCCTCTTCTGAATACACGATCTGGATGGTGGGGTAACCTGGCGGGGAATACTGGAGCAGCGGCACCAGCCATGCTAATCCCCGGCGTGAACACCTATGTCGGATCAATGGCTTTAGGAGGTGCGCTTGGTGCCGCTCAGCCAACTAGCGGAGGTGAGAGTGCAGTGACTAATGCTGCGCTTGGCGCGTTAGGAGGGGCAGCGGGTAAATATGCTTCCGGATATGCGCAACGTCTAGCCAATGCTTTTAAGTCTCAGAACATGGCAGGAGCACTTGGCGGGAATGCTGGTTCTGCTGGTTCTGCTGGTTCTGCTGGTTCTGCTGGTGGTGCTGGTTCTGCTGGTGGTGCAGGCTCAACTGTCGCATCTGAAGGGATTAACGCATCGGCCAGTGGTGGCGGATTCGGCCCAGGAGTAGTTCCTCCCGGTTCAGCTGCTGGACTCAACCCAGCGCAACAGGCCGCAATGTCTTCCGGGCTAAATCTTGGCTTCCGTGCGACCCCTGGGCAAATAAGCGGCAGTATCCCGCTCCAGCAGGCCGAAGCGTTCTTGGAAAGCCATCCGTCGACTTCCGGCCCATTCAACGCAATCAAGGCTTCTAACAACTCAACCCTAAATAGAATTTGGGCATTGGGCATTGGTGAGGATTCCCCGACGCTCGACAGCGTGACGCTCGGAAATGCCGCCGATCGCATCGGACAGGTTTACGAAGGGATCAAAGGGCAGGGGGAGGTTCCGATTGATCCAGATTCGTTCCTTGGAAAACTTGCGCAAACCGAGTCAGACTATCAAGGCCTAATCGGCGACGGTACGAAATCCATCTCCGACCATCCGCTAGTCAGGCGGTTTATGAACAACGCTGTCAATGGAAGTGCCACCACTGAGCAGCTATCAGACCTCGCAAGCAAACTCGGAAAGGCATCCTCTAACCAAATGACCAGCGGAAGCGGAGACCGTCAGCTAGGAATGGCATTGGGCGATGTGAAAGACCATGTTGATGATGTTCTGTTTAATGGCCTACGTGACTCTGGCCGTCCAGACCTAGCGGATGCGCTCAATACAGCGCGGGGGCAATATCGCAACTTGATGTTGCTGACGGGCCGAGACAACGTGGTGAACCCGTCCAGCGGTAATGTGAACGGACGCGCCTTGGCTTCGTTGCTTCAGCATAAAGACCGCTCAGGGTTTCTATTCGGCAATAATCAGTCACCGCTCTATGACGCAGCACGATTCGCCCAGGCTTTCCAGCCGCTGGTAGGAGACTCAGGATCGGCAACTCGAATGGGGTCATTGAACCCGATGGATTGGGCCTTGTCGATCCCCGGCAATATAGCAAGCCGCGTTTATACAAGCGGCCCGTCTGTCTCAGCGGCTAAAAACATAGCGGCGGCACTTGGGGCCGCCCAAAAAGGCGCAATGGCGGCAAGTCCTGTTCTGTCTCCACTGGCGAATACTGCCGCTGCACTAGGCCCGGTTTATCCGCCAGCGTTAGCCGCCTTAATGTCCAATCTTCTGCGTCAGGACCCGACTCAGCCATGACGGCAAAAATCTAATCGCGACAAGCCCGATCAAGTGCGCTAGGCCGCGAATAGCAAGAGAAAACAAAGGAATCGCAGCGATTCCGAGCAGCGTAGAAAAGTTCATTTTTCACACTCCATCCCGCACCGTGCGGGTTTTTATCGTCTGAAGGATAGCACATGTCCCGTAACGGCTCCGGCTCCTACTCGTTACCATCCGGCAACCCGGTAAACAACGGCACCACCATTGACCCTAATTGGGCCAATAACACGATGACCGACATTGCCACATCTCTAACCCAATCGATCTCTCAGGACGGTCAGACTCCGATAACCAATAACCTGCCCATGACCGGCTTCAGGCATATCAATGTGGCCAATGCTCAAAACCGCAACGAATATGCATCAGCAGCACAATGCCAGGACAACACCTTTGAATGGCTTACTTCGGTTTCCGGAACCGACACCATCACCGCTTTAGCGGCGATTGGGATGGGGGCTTACGCAGCCGGTCAGTGCTTCCGCTTTGTCTCATCTGGGGCGAACACCACAACCTCTGTCACGCTCAATCTAAACGGACTGGGGGCGAAGGCGATCACCAAGAACGGGGCAACCGCTCTTGCTGTCGGTGATATTCCTTCCGGGGCAGTCGTTGAGGTGGTTTATGACGGGACGCAATTCCAGCTGGTCGGGACATCGGTAAACCACGCTTCCACTGCTGACAGTGCAACGTCTGCCACCAGCCTCACAGGAACCTCAACCTCGAACATCCTCAACTCCGCCCTCGGCAGCGGGACGGCAGATAACACAACGTACTTGCGCGGGGACAGGACGTTCCAGACCATTTCCACTATGACCGCCACAACTGGCGGATTGGTTCCTACGCCGCCCAATGACGTGACTCAGTTTTTGCGGGGCAACGGAACATTCGGGGCGGTGTCCTCCCTTGGGAGACTGTACAACATCACACGCTACTCCACGGCGGGCAGTGGGACATACACCAAGCCGGCTAATATCAACCGGATATTGGTACGGGCGATCGGAGGCGGCGGCGGCGGCGGCGGCACCAGCAGCGGCGGCGCCGGTGGCGGCGGCAGCGGCGGATATGGCGATATATTTATCACCTCACCCGCAGCGTCTTACGCTTATACGGTGGGTGCTGCCGGAACCGGCGGCGCAGGCAGCGGCACCAATGGCGGAAATGGCGGAGCAACGACGATTGCCGGCATATCTGCCGGCGGCGGCAATGGCGGCACAGGCGGCACAGGCAGCGGCGGTGTCGGCGGTGCCGGCGGATCGACGAGTGGAGGAGGAGCCAATATGCGTGGCGGCGCCGGCAGCAGCAACAGCAGTGCCGTCGGCGGCAATGGCGGAAACTGCGTGCTTGCTGGCGGCGGCGGCGGCGGCAGCAACAGCGCAGGCACCGTCGGCACCACCGGCAGCGGCGGCGGCGGCAGCGGCGGCACCAGCGTCGCCGGCGGCATCGGCGGAGCTGGCTACATAGAAATTTGGGAGTTTGAATAATGCGCGCAGCAAGAATAGAAAACGGTAAAGTAGTAGATCTATGGGAAGTTCCTTCGCTGGATTGCTACGGCGAGCTTTACACACTTGTCGAATCGCCCGAGTCGGTGCAAATTGGCTCGACGTGGGACGGAACAACATTTGTCAATCCTCCTCCTCCGCCAAAGACGCCAGAGGAAATCATCGCTGAATTCTCCGCAGGGGTCCAATCTCGACTTGACACCTTTGCGCGTACTCGCGGCTACGACGGAATTCTCTCGGCTTGCACCTATACGACAAGCACGAATCCAAACTTCTCTGCTGAAGGACAATGCTGCGTGCAGGCACGCGACGCGACGTGGGCCAAGTGTTATGAAATCCTGAGCGCAGTTCAGTCTGGCACGCGACAGACTCCGGCGTGGGAAGAACTCGAAGCCGAGCTTCCGGAATTGGAGTGGCCCGCATGAAGCAACGCCTGCTAAACATGTTTACCGCCAACTACCAACTATTTACCGAGGGGAATATAACCAAAGAGGCTAAAGATAGCGATTCCTTGTTGAAAGAGCGGCAATCCGCTGGTAAAGCGGGATTATTCTGATGGCCGACCATTTGCGTGCGCCCGTCCAATGGTACGGCGGAAAAGGCAATATGATCGCAAAACTCATGCGCCATGTGCCGAAAGGCGGCCGACCATACTGCGAGCCATATATGGGGGCGGCGTCGCTGTTCTTTGCGCGCGAACCAGCACCGTTCGAAGCTCTCAACGATCTTGACGGCGATCTTGTCAATCTGTTCCGCTGCCTGCAAGATAAGGAGACGTTCGAGGAACTGAAGCACCGAATTCGATACACGCTCTATGCCAGAGCTGATTTTGGACGTGCGATTGAGATTCTCAAGGACGAAAGCGTGAACGATACCGTGCAGCGCGCTTGGGCGTTCTTCGTGGCGATTAATCAAGGGTTTGGAGGGGTAAAACCCAAAAATATCGGCAACTGGGGAAGGAGTTTCACGCCTAAATCAGGGTGTGCTTCGAACGCAAACAGTTGGATGATGCGCTTGTCAATGCTTGACGATTGGCATCTCCGCCTTTTGCGTGCGCAGATTGACAGCCGCGATGCGCTGGAGGTCATTCGCTATTGGGACACGCCAGACGCGGTGTTTTACGTGGACCCGCCCTATCACCACGAAACACGCAAAGACAGACAGGTTTATGCGGTCGAACAAGGCCATGACCACCATGCACAGCTTGTCGAAACGATGTTGGCATGCAAAGGCGCGGTCGTGCTATCTGGCTATGACCATCAGGTCTATTCGCCGCTTGCAGATGCAGGGTGGACGGTAACACGCTACGAAACAGCGTGCCATGCCGCAGTGAGTCACCGCAATAGCGGCCTGCAAGGTACTGGATCGGCAACAGCGAAAGTTCCTAGAACCGAAGTGGTATGGTCCAATCATCGCGCGTTGGAAATGCTCGCCGCTGTTTAGGCCGCGGCCTGGTAGCCAACAACAACTAAACAAGATCCTCGTGATCGGAATTTGTGACCGCCCGAGCATTACCTACGGCAGCGAACCGGGGGACGTGTTTGCGTCTTCCGGATTCGGATGGTTGTGGACCATCACTATTGTCTATGGCTGGATCCCACTTCCATTTTTGAGTCACATTGGGAAGACTTGGAAAAATTATGCCGTCTGGCGGTCTTTGGGCGGTTTATTTGGAATCAAGTTACAGAGGAATAGGGTATGAATTACGTCATCAGGCTGGCCCTATGGATCGTTCTGCTTTGCATTGCCCCGATCCGCTATCTATGGGCTTCATTCATCGTTCTGTCTGGCGGAGATCGTGGTTGGCAATGCCTGATTGCTGAGGATGAAAGCTGGAACGTACCGTGGGGCGGAAATGCTTCAATGACCATTTCTGCGCGGGCTGAATACGCTAGGCAACGAGGAGCTAAATGGGGATGCTGGCTCTGCCAGTTGCTCGATTACATTCATCCGAATCATTGTGAAAACGCCATTAAATAAGTGAACGCATGGAACAGAATACGATAGATATAGCGATTGCTCTCGCCAATGTGATCCTGGGTGCCTATCTCAAAGCGGCGTGGGATTCGCTCAAGGCATTGCAGGAAGCTGACAAAAACCTGGCCGAGAAATTATCCCACGTGGAAATTCTCGTAGCTGGGCAATACGTCCATAAAAATGATTTTATGAAATTGTCAGATGCTCTCTTTGCCAAGCTGGACAAGATTGAAGACAAACTAGATGGAAAGGCCGACCGATGACCGGAGATTTCGATAGAGCGTTTTCGATTGTGGTTGGAGTCGAAGGCGGATATGTCAATGACCAGAACGACCCGGGCGGTGAAACGAAATGGGGAATCAGCAAGAAGGCGTACCCGAATCTGGATATTGCCAATCTTACTGAGGACGACGCTATGGCAATCTACATGCGCGATTACTGGAACCGGATGCGTTGCGACGAAATCCCTTGGCCATTGAGTCTGTACGTATTTGATAGTGCAGTCAATCAAGGCCCAATATCCGCTACGCGATTATTGCAGAGTGCAGTTGGCGTGCAGGTTGATGGCGAACTTGGACCATTGACGATGCACAAGGCCGCTCAAGCTACTCCAGAACAGACGGCTAACTTCATGACCCTTCGGGTGTTCGATTATATGAAACTCAACACCTGGCCGAATTATGGTCGGGGGTGGATGAATCGTTTATTCAAGGTCGCAAGCGCGGCCTAATTCGGGGGTATGAATATGAGCTTTGACCTCAAGACGGCCATCGGTTCCATCGCACCGGCATTGGCCACCATGCTCGGCGGCCCGCTGGCCGGAACTGCCGTATCAGCACTGGCGCAGGCCTTCGGACTCGGACCGACCGCCTCGCAGGAAGACATAACCAAAGTTATCCAGGTCGGCGGCATGACGCCTGACATCATCGCCCAAGTACGCGCTGCGGATCAGAAACACGCAGAAATCATTAGCCAGCAAGGTATAGACCTGGCCAAGCTCAACGCTGACCACGAGGCCGCGCTTGCCCAGACAGACACCGCAGATCGAGACTCCGCACGGAAGCGGGAAGAGATCGTCAAGGACTGGACGCCGAGCCTGCTGTCATTCTGCATCACCTTCGGGTTCTTCGGAATTCTCGGATTCCTGCTGCAGTACCAGCCGCCGACAGGTAGCCGGGACATCCTAAATATTATGCTGGGTGCGCTGGGAACAGCTTGGATTTCAGCAATATCCTACTACTTCGGTTCGTCAGCTGGGTCTAACGACAAGAACAAGATTATTCTGTCTCAGACCAAATGAACTGCCCGCATGACACCCGGATGTGTCCATGCGTTTTGTGGAGACGTTGCGATGAATACACTATGCATTCTATCCAGAAACGGGGCAAATCCTGGTTGGTTCTGTTACTTACCGGATAGCGCGAAAATCCCGTCGTTCAGGTCGTTAACGTTCGAGTGCCATGTTTCACGGCTATGTCCGGAATATTCGGCGATTTTGAAGACGTGAGGAAAGCACTTTCCAAGCTAGGCTGGGAGCGGCTGGAAAACTCGGGGGAAAAATAGCAGGCGACTTTTCCAGAACGGCGGAAAACTCAACACCTGAAAACATGCGGAGTATCTTTGCTTGCATTAAGGTATTACTGGTCACTTGGTGTATATCCTGCGTTATACACTGTAGAGTCTGATGCCACTGTTCGGTACATTGGAATGTAGTTGGCACACTCAATGCCATGCGCAGATACCGTGTAGTGGAACGTCGCCATGCTTTGCCAGTCGCTAGCCTTCGCCTGCACTCGATAGCAGCGCCCTGAGTTCGGGCAAAGTGTCTGGGTACACATCGTAATGTCAGCCATATAAGTCCTTCTGTTGCATAACTGTGCCTTCAACTTTGACGCCTTCGGCACCGGTTAAGGCGTCGTTAGAAGGATCGACCTCGCGCCAAAAAATCCATCCTGACCCGGCTATAGGCTCTGGTTTCACTGGTTCTGATCCTTTCATCACAATGCACATTTTCCTTCTCCTTTCGGCATCAATGCACCACTCGACAAAAACAGCGACATGATCTGTGCTTGGGTATTCCCCACGCTTACTTAGACATCTCTCTGCTATGTAGGCTTGCCCACTTTTAACCCTCCGCACTCTCTCTAGCTTCAACATCTTTCTAACCATCCGCTCCAGTGGGACGCTTAGCCTGCGGCTCGCGCCTCTGATCTATGGCGTTATGCATCGCTTCCGCCAAGCGGTAGGTCTCCCATCTTCGGAATGGCGCTGCCGATCTCATGGTTGAACATTGCTATTTTGGTTTCGCTGTACAGGCTCTCGCTGATGTTCTTCGCCAGCTTGTGCAGCGCCGTTGCACGCTCGATGTCTAAGTCTCCGTTTAGAACACCTTTCGCAGCATTCGCAAGCATCGTCCGCAGTTGTCCGGTGGTCTTTAGTTCCTTGCTTTCGTTTTTCATTTATTGCACCTTTCAGTCTATTTACGAAAATATCTAGTTCAATTGCATCCCTCAGCTTGTGCAGGTTTGGCATCATCCTCGTCATGCACTCAACGCACAAAACTTTTGGCAACCCCGGTCCGCGCGTCCCATTGAACAATTTGCGTATCGTATTTTCTAATGAGAATATTTCGTCATGTCGTCCTACGAGTTGGTCTGTGGCCTTATCAAATACCTTTTCTATAGCTCCGCAGTGGTCGCATTTGCGTATGTATCCTTTCCATGTGTCTATCGTCCCATCTTCGTTTAGGTATGGCATATCACTCCGCGCCACCGGACTTATCCAGAAGGTCCATCACTCGGTCGCTTTTTATAGTTTTCATGCGGCCAAGTATTATCCCTTGTTGGGCCTGTATTTTAAGATATGGGTTTTCAATTGGAGCTCCCGTGCGTGGATGCGAGCAAATCGCACCGTTCGCCGCCACATTTGCCGCGGCCTCATGGTAAATTCGCAAGGCATCCGCAAAAACATGTACGTCAATCAGCCTGGCGTGCGGGTTATCGCGCTGAATCTCTGCCGCAATATCAATTATTTTGCCCATATCTTTACTCCGGTAAAAAATGATAACTGCTCCGGCTCAAACGCCTCTGACACTCGGCTAGCTCTGTATATCTCCATGCCACTCGCGGAATCGCCCAATATCGGCAAATCGCCCTCTATTTTTTTTACGAGGTCGTAATCCTCGCCGCCCTCCGTAAGATCGAATTGCTCAAACCGAGGATTGAAGTTAAGATTCATGGATCCGCGCAGCAGTAACCTAAATTTATTGCTGCAAATTGTGACAATTTTGGCGTGATTCACCACATATCGAACCGACTTCTGACCGAATGTGTCTTTCCAGCGCGAAATAAGCGTGGAATTTTTTACGCGAGCGCCATAGTCAATTACAAGCGTAGCATTTTTCACGCGCCCATCGTTGCGCAGCCGCTCCATGCACTCTATTTCATACTCGGCAACGGTCCAAGTCCATATAGAAATATCAGACGGTCCGCACTGGTCAAGGCAAGCCAGCGTCGCGTCGATCATGGAAAACTGCCCGCGTGTTATCGCAAAAATAGCGGCGCCTGGCTCAATCGTGCCGATGCAGTCGGCGGCCGTTTTGAAGCTCTCTAGGACCCGTTTACGACGTGTCGCTGGGGATGAAATGGACATATTTCTTTCCTTAAAATTCGACGCATAACAAGGCGCTCAATGTGGGACGCTCGAACATCCAACTCACTTCGTTGTTGCGTTTTCACTCGCTACCATTAGCTCTGCGTTAGGTTCACGGGCCTTCTCGATCCGCTCGCAAACCCATTTACCGGTGCGCCCATTGCTGATGCGCACCACCTTTTCTTTAAGTCGCACCGGAAGGCGAACCGTTAATGTTGCCATTGACTCGCCTGGGTATTGCGCCGGTCGGTGCGCTGGACGTTTCGGCCCGGTCATCGGTAGACCGGACCGTATCCAACCCCGTTGTTTCCGTAGTACCCCCATCCCCCTCGAACGGGGCCATACCCATTCGCGTACCATTTTCCATCGTCGCACTTGCGACGTCCAGCCGCGATAAGATCGGCCTCGTCTTGGGCCGAGGCACCAATCGCCTCGTACCCTTGCGAGAAGTTGGGGTATTTCCTTGACTCTTCGACATGGTTGACATTGTTCATGATCTCTCCTTAAGGCTTCTGCTCGGCACCGCGCCTTGCGTGATTAATAATGTATTGCATAACCAATCATGTGTCAATCACTTTCGCAAAACAAAACATAACCCGTCAATCCAGCGGGATGGCTTCGCGCACCTGAATTAAAGCGTTAGATACCAGGGCCATTCGGTTCCGCCCAGTGCGTGACGATGCTATGCACCGCGTACCCAGTTTCGCTATCGTGCCATTCGCCCTCGTCGAAATAACCAGTCATCCATCCTGGGTTAGAAAACGGCCTCGCGGCTCGTACCCAAAGCAACACCGTACCGGCATCGTCCGGAAGCTTCTTGGTTACATCGGTCCACTTCAGTTTCTCAATCATCATTACACCATCCTATAATATTTCTCTCAACATGTACGTAGTAGATAAATCAGACTGCTCCGGTTAGCTAGGCGTTGTTGGCTTTCCCCCACTGTTCCGCCATTGCGGTTGCAATGCCTTGGTATGTGCGGCTCCGCTCCTTCCAGCGGTCATTTCTAGGTCCTAGTTTGTTCTGACCGCTATCGCACTGGTTGCCCCACCGTGGTCGCGCCACCTTGTCGCCATTACAGTTCGGGCAGGCGTACTTATCGGCGTTCGGCACTTCGGAACCGCAGCACACCAAGCGCGGCTCTACAAAGTTCGTCGGCCTCAACGGCGGCAAACCCTTAATCCAAAGGCATGTTTTCTTACTCGCGTTATCTCCGAACATGTATGGGTGCACAATCTGGTCAGGTTTTCTAATCCTGCTAGAAATCACGCTCACCGGGTTCTCAATGGCTATTTTGGCTATCGGTGCATCCATCAGCCGTTGCACGAACGCCAAGGCGTCTTCTGTTAGTTTCGGGTCACGCAGTCCGCGCTTCGTCCAATGCATTCCGCTCACGCTCAAATAAGTACATGGCGGATGCGCGATCATAAGATCGAATGGTTGGTCATTTATCAGATCAAAGCAATCGCCCTGATAGTGATATGGACTGCCGTCCTCGGCCGGTTCAAAGTCAGCCGATAGCACATCGTGCCCCATTTGGGCAAAGGCGCGGCGCACCCTTCCGCTGTATTCACAGGCGATAAGCACTCGGAGTTTTTTCACTTATTACCTTTCGATCTGTTTTTTGCTCTTGTTAGAATTTGCAGGTTGTTATCAACATGCAATCCACTAACAAGCCTATTTACGTTTTCCTGCTAACACTTCGCCATGCCACGGTACGCCAGACTCGCGTAGAGCGACTTTGAGCACCATCAGAGCACAGACATCGCCGTCCGCCATGTGCCAGTTTGAGTCGAGTGTCTGGCGGATGGCATCGCGCAGTCGGAATATCTCTTCCGCAGCTTCGTATATTAAGTCGGGGTCCGAGCCATCCTCACGAACAGCATAAATTCGATCAACAATATCCATCTCAATACTCCTGCTTAACTGTGTTTTCGAGCTGGCGCTGTTGCACCAAGAGCTGAGTCATCTGCTCCAATGTTCCCTTGTGCGTCCGGTCTTGCGGGTCGATAACAGTCCACTGGTTCGGCTTCTGCTGCTGGTTAATCCCCTGCTGAATAGCATTGGTCGGCGTTTCCACGCTCACAGGCTGTATGTCTCGCGGCATAACTTCCGTCATCGCATCTTTCACGGCACGCCTTTCCGCAAGTCGTTTTTCTTCGGCCTCTTTGCGCTGGTTGAGGCGCATGGATAGCATGGCGGCGAAGTCCTCCTCTGACTTGGTGCAGACATTCAGCCAGTCCGGGAACAGCGCCATATCCTCGCCGACTGCGCTCTTATTGTAGGAGATGCGCATGGCTGTTTCGTTCGCATCTATCTTGGCATTGGCTAGCGTGGTTATGATCCTGTCGATCATGCTGTCCAGGCTTTTGAGTCCCTTTATGGACTCGGCAAAGGCCGGAACGATGGTCGGCATCCACTGGCCGCCGATCCGCTTGTTGAGTGCGTCAACGTGGGCACGATATTTGGCGTGGGCCATCGTGATGATCTCGGACTTTCGGTTGTCCTTCTCAACCTTGACCAGCTTGTCCAGCTTGAGGCGCACCGTCCGGGCCTCTTCCTTGATGGAGTCGATGGTGCGGAAAAGCTCATCAATGCTCTCGGTCTGGCTCAGCGCGTGGGACTTTGCAGATTCCAGCCGTTCCTCAGCGTCCTTGCAAAACTTGATGGCCTTCTCGGCGTCGGCGAAATCTTGGTCGGTCTTCAGGTCGGTTTTGATGCCACGGAACACGGCCAGCGCGGTTCCCTTGAACTCGTCCAGGTTCGAGGCAGTGACCATGCCAGTTACTTCGATGTGCAGGGACGGCAGTTGATCCGGTGCGCGGCCGATTGCCTCGGGCTTGGTTTCGACGTACTGGTATTCTTCCAGGTCGGCCTCGAATTGATCCCAACCGGAAATCAGTCGCTTAATTTCTTCATCGGTTGCCTTAAACCAGCAATAAACCATCTTTTCTTCAGTTCCATTGGACACCATGAAAAGTACCTTATCGAATCCGAAAACCATCTGCTGATGCACAAGCTGCCATTTGTGAGACTCGGGAACGTGGCCGGTTGCTACCTTTTCAGCCAGCGAGTCGTTCCATGATTTATGTTCGAATCCGATTTCACAGAACATCGTCGAGCCATCCGCGCTGGCGGAATACTTGCCGGTGTCATCAGTTGCGACAATCTGGAACAGTTCTTCACCAATGATTCGCTCTGCTATAGGCCTGGCCATTTCTTCTTCTTTAAGGCCACGGTCGAACCTAGCCTGGGTCTCGGCATCAATCTCAGGCGCAATCCCGGTAGACTTCTCTTTTAGAAGATCGGCGCGGCTCCTGTGCGGGTTGACGCCCATCATGGCCGGTGCTTCGCTGGCATTCAGGCACTTGGCACGGTGGGCGAGCCATGCTTCGCTTCCTTGGGCTTCTTCGATTTCGATCATTGTTCTGCTCCTGCAAAATCGGCAACCCATTCGCCATTAATCGGCGCGGCTTCCGGTGCTTTTTCAATGGGGGATATGATGGCGGATTTCTGCTCATCAGATAGCATGTACTTGGTGGACGACCGGGCGATTATTTGTTCTGCTGATGCGCGTCCGTCCATGATGGCCTTTCTCCATACTTCGATGTTCTTTTCAAATTCGGCGGCAGGGTAGGGCGGCTTTTCTTCTGGAGGTTTTCCGCCCTGTTCCCGGTTGCGCTCGATCTCCAGCAACTCGGGCGGAAGGTCTTCAATATCCTGGGTGAAGCAGTCAGAGGCGGCGGTGACATTCAGCGTCATGGCGACCTGGGCGCGTTTGACGGCCATCTTAAGCACGGTATTGGCAATGTCTGCTGGCTCGGTGCGCAGTTGTTGGGTCCTCTCTACTTTGCCCTGGTATTTCCCGTATTTGATGCGCTTTCGATCAGCAGGAGTGTCGTCGTATTCTTCCTGGCAGATGGCCCGACGCCACTTGTATTTTTCCTCGTTTGACGAGCATTCGCCAACGCCTTCGCCGAGCACCACGCCTGTTGTCTGATGGGTTCCTACGCAGGTGATCCGGTAACGCACGCTATCATCCGTTGAAAGTTCTTCTATCCTGTAGCTAGGGGCTACTCGGAAGGTCACACAAAGAACCTCAGCACCCGGCTTATACAGGCTTGGCTTCTTGCTTCCAGGGATAACGCCATAGTGCGTTTCTCGCTGCATAACGGCCTTCATCACTTCTTGGACGCGGTTTACATGAGCCCGGATTTCTCCGGCTGTAAGTGCCCGTTGTTCGTTTACTACGGCTATCTCGTTACTCATGTCTTACTCCATGCTGATGCGTTTAGGGTGGGCTGGCTGGATCACACAGACCAGATGGCCCTGCTTATCCATCCGACCGACGCTGACCTGATCGGGTGTGCTCGGAAGGCAGCTGGCGGGATCGTCGTTGCGTACCATGGAGACGGTCAGGACCAGCGCGGCCAGGATCATCACAAAGATGTAGATCATGCCGTGCTCCGGGTCAGATTTGGTATGGCGCTTTTTGTCATACCGAAATATTGAGTTGCCACAGTCGAAATCTCGAACATGGTTACAATCACTGGTGCTGATATTTGTCATGCTGTCCTCCGTGAGTGTTCGATTTCATCATCGTACTGCGGGTGTTCAGCCTGATACGTAGCCACCAGGTCCAACTTTAGATCAACCAGGCCGATTATCTGGATAATTGCCCACGCGCATTCATCCGGGTGCGCTTTTGCGTAGGCTATTTTCTGGAGGACTTCTCCCTCAATGTTTATCAGAATCTCCCAATCATCGGCCATCTTCTGGGCGGTCAGCGGCGAAGAGGCCAGCGAATCCCATAATGCATATTTGATGTGCGTATGGCTAGCATCAAAGGCAGCCTGTCGCATATCGGAATCGGAGTAGGGCTGTTCCAGCCAACCGTCATGTTTGTTCATTTCACACCTCTACAAATGTTCCATCGGCGTCGAGAACGTACCAGGTGTCAGGCTTGACTCCGTTTTCTCCTACTTTGCTTGAGCTGATATGGATCAGACGGCCGTTGTTCTCGTCTCGGTAGCAGAGGACGATTGCGCAGCCAACGGCAGCGCAGGCGCGACCTTGGGTGCCAATGGATGCCGCAACCGACCCAGTGCCCTTCACCTCGGCCACCGAGTAGTCTCCAGTGTTCATGGCAACCGACTGCCCTCCCTCATTCTTGGCCTGTGAGTATTCCCCAGTGTTTATGGCCGTCGAACGGTAACCCGCGTTCAGTGCCACTGAATGGTAGCCAGTGTTCATGGCAACCGATTGTTCTCCCGTGTTCGTAGATTCAGAACCGTCCCCCATGTTCATGGCCACCGATTTGTAGCCCGTGTTCTTGGCCTCTGAGTATTCCTCCGTGTTCATGGCCGTTGACCGGTCGGCTGTAATGGGCTGCTCGACGGCCCCGTCCATTCCTCTAATTACCCGGTCAACGGCGTGTCCGACCAACGCCGTCACCGCTTCGCCTTCTGCCTCAATAATTGCTGTCTTCTTCTTTCTTGTATCCAATTTTCTCTCCACTATGTGGATCTCCGGGCCGGCAATGCTACTGAAAAATATGTTCTGACCAGATTGCTTACTTGCTTTGCCGATGTGTCTCTGATTGCTCAGAGTGTGTAGGCATCATTCCATACCTATATCGTAAATGCAAGCACAATTATGTTTGCACGGAAAATAATTTAGGCGTATTGTGTGGGCGTCAACATTGACTAAATGGATAGAACAAAGTGAACGAACTCGATAAACTAATCGAACGGCTAGAGTCAAGAAAAGGCGTATGGCCGACGCTAGCCATGACATCAGGAATCAGCCAGGCAACAATATGGCGGATAATCAACCGTAAGACATCACCCAGTTGGGATACGATGCAGTCTTTGAATTCCGCATGCGAAAAAGTAAAGGGGCTCAGCAATGAGCCGTAAATTCTGGACGACCGATCTCATTGCCCAGGCCACCGAGCTCTACAAAACGAAGAGCCGATTTCAGATCGCAGAAATCCTGGGCTGCTCTCACCACTCGGTGAAGCACATACTTGATCTGCATAAGGTATGCAAGCGGACTCCTACCGCTTGGTCAAGTAAGGATAAACAGACCTTGATCAAGATGTATGCCCAATATCCCCTGCAAATTACCGCAGAAAAATTGAAGAGAAGCCGTCAGAGCATTAAGAAGATGGCAGGTCAACTAGGCCTAACTCGCGAGACGATGAAGAACAGACAGAGAAAGCGAAAGCCGTATTGCATCGAACCAAAAGAGGAGGTTCCAGACGTTCTGGTGATCGCTCCGAACCACGTCCGCTATGCTATGAAGCACAGTGGCAAAGGCGGCCAGAAACCAGGACACCGACCGGGTCAGGGATTCACCACGCTGGGGTATGTATGAGCCACCTATCCGGCTATATGGATGGTGTTGTGATCTATCAGAATCAGCACCAGAGGGGAACGACCGGACGAAAAGGGGAAGTTACGTGAGGACAGATGAACCTGCGGCCTGGTTTCGGCTTTATTCAGAATTTGCTACTGATCCGAAAGTGCAAATGCTTTCAGAGATCGATCAACGCCGTTTAGTCATGTTGATGTGCATCCGTTGCGGTAACGGAAATGTAACGTTACAGGATGATGAGATGTCGTTTCAACTCCGCGTTACAAGCGAAGAATGGACCGACACTAAGGCACGTTTAATTGCAAAGAATCTGATCAACGAAAGCAATCAGCCTATTGCATGGGATAAACGCCAACGTTCGTCAGACTCAAGCGCAGAGCGGGTCGCAAGGCATCGTGCGTTACAAAAACAATCCGGTAACGAAGATGTAACGTTACAGAAACGGACAGTAGAGAAGAGAAGAGAAGAGACAGAGAAAGAAAAAAAACAAAAACAAACACACTCGCGCTTTGACGCTCGTTTGTATCTCGTTGAGCGGGGAGTCGGGATTCAGCATGCCGATGACTGGATAACCCTCCGCAAGGCCAAGAAGCTCCCTGCAACTCTGACTGCACTGGAAGGAATCGAGTCCGAAGCGGTTAAGGTTCCAATCCCTCTCTCCGGTGCCATTGCCGAATGCTGTCTGCGTGGCTGGGGTGGCTTTAAGGCTGACTGGATGACAAAATCCACACAGCGACAAGAGGCCGCGCCGTCCAGGCATGGCGACTTCTCAACGAAAAACTACCTCGAAGGGGTAAATCCCGATGGCACTTTCTAGCCCTCAATCGAGCATTACCGACGAGCAGGTCGAATGCGTCGAGCATGGGTCATACATCGCTCACCAAATCGTCATTTCCGGAAAGGTTCTCGGGCGTCGTTCTGGCTGCCCGCAGTGCGTAGAAAATCGCCAGAAGGCCGAGGACGAAGAACGCCGGAAGCGGGACGAGGCGGAACGCCAGGATCGGATAGAACGCGCATTGAGCCGGGCTGGAATTCCCTATCGCTTCCAGGGAAAGACATTCGACACCTACGAAGCCGATACGGCGGGAAAGGCACGGGCCAAGTCGCACTCAATTGCCTGGGCCAACGAGTTCAAGGCTCGTCTGAAGGATGGCGGCGGTATTGTCTTCTCTGGGGCTCCGGGTACAGGAAAGTCCCATTTGGCCTGTTCCATCGCTCAACACATCATGGAAGCTGGCCATACTGCCATGTACCTGACTTCTATGGACATGATCCGCATGATCCGGGCAACTTGGCGCAGGGATAGCGAGCGCACTGAATCGCAAGTTCTCGACACCCTCTGCGGAGTCGATCTTCTGATCCTGGATGAAGTCGGTATGCAGTACGGAAGCGAAGGCGAGCAGGTGATTTTGACCGACGTGATCGACCAGCGTTATCGGGATATGCTGCCGATCATCATCCTGACCAACCAGGATCGCAAAGGGCTGGCCGAATATCTAGGCCATCGGGCATTTGACCGACTGCGGGATGGCGGACAGTGGGAATCATTAGATTGGGAATCCTATCGGGGACGTAAATGACCGACGCTCAGGAAGCCTACGAGGAACGCGCCGCCATAATCGAGTATGACGGCGGACTACCCCGGTCTGATGCCGAGCGCATGGCATCGCACCATCTTCCGAAGCTGTCGGCACGGGAACAGGCATTGAAGGCTGTCGAAAAGCTAAATAAAAGTGGTCGGAAGTGAATGTGCAATCAGCGACCCTGCGACAAGCCCGGATGCACTTTCTCACGGTCTCATGCGATTACATGCGAGGCGAGATGGCTGCTGAAGCAGCCCAAGGAATACAGGACGGAATATCTCAAGAAGCCGATGGTACTGAAACGTTCCGAGGAGTTGAAAATTGCCATTCTGTCGGAATGGGGGCGTAAATGAGACAGCAATATATCCTAGCCCACCAACCTGCTCGTATGGGGGCTATACAGGCCGTTAAGGACGCTCCTGACGGTTACGTGGTAGAGATCAAAGAGCCGACCCGCAAACTGTCGCAAAACGCGAAATTTCACGCCATCCTGAATGATATTAGCCGACAGGCTAAGTACATGGGGAATAAGCGATCAGTTGAGTTCTGGAAGGGGTTATTTGTCTCTGGCTGGCAGATTGCTACCGGAGAAAAGCCAGAGATCGTTCCAGGCCTTGAGGGCGAATTTATAAATATCCGTGAGAGTACAGCGACAATGAGCGTTAGGAAACTATCTAGCATTATGGAGTACGTGATTGCGTGGTCGATTGATAACGGGATACAACTGACCGATCCAGTTCCAGATGAATACGCTGATTGGTTGAAACGATGATTCCCAAGAAACCAACCAAACCACGTCGGCCAAAGCTATCTACCTTGCAGGACAAGGCCGACAATCTAATGAGCCTCTATATCCGTCAAAAGTACGCAGATAACGGGATGGTCAAGTGCGTCTCATGCGGGAAGTTTATCTACTGGAAAGACTCAGACTGTGGCCATTTCGTGCCTAAGGCTAGAGGCGCTGCCGTTCGCTACGTGGAAGAAAATGTCCATCCTGAGTGCCACTACTGCAATCGGTTTGATGAAGGCCACCTGATCGAATATACCCGATTCATGATTGACTTCTACGGGCACGAGAAGATCGACGAGCTGAAGTCAGAGGCTCGGAAGACATTATCCCCAACGCAGAAACGCGAACTTGTTGAAAACGCTATCGAATACTACGGAACCCGACTCAAGGACATGGAATGACCGTCAACCAATACAATCCGCCCTCAACAAGATACTGCCAGAACTGCCAGACCACGCAGCCTATAGAAGGAGGAAAGCACATATCCTGCGGTGGCCCAATCAGACAACGGTGGCTGTGCGGACGGTGCATAGCAAATCGGATTGAGCGTAGGGATAGGATTGCGAAGCGGACGGAGATGGAGCGATGACAGAACGCGCATATCGATATGGCGATCCAGCCAAGGTTATCGAGATGGAAGAAAGTCGCACCTGTAAAGGATGCATAAACCTATCCAGACTCTGGGGTATTCAATACTGCATAAACGACAACAATTCGCACAAACGCCGATGCAAAAGCTATTACAACCCGACCGAAAGGGAATCTCATGGCGCATCGTAACGAGGCCGCTTATCAGATGGCCCAGGAATGGGTTAAATGGCTCGATAGTCGCAGGTTTCTTGGCCCACCTTTACAGCGAAATATTCTGGCTCAATTCATGCCAAGCAAGACTGGTAGAGAACCTAATGGCCCTATGTCCGCAGAACTCAATGCATTTAATCTTGCCGTATCAAGCCTCGATGTAGGCGAGTTTGTTCCATTCGTTGTCATCTACTGTGAGATTAAGATTAAACCAATCAAAGCTATCGCAGCGGACATGGGAATTTGTCGAGATACATTTTATGAGCGTGCCCATTGTGCTGCGTCAAAGTGCATCGGGCTGGTCAGGATGCAAATCAGATTAACAGGGAAGTGGGAAACTACCGATAAAGCAATTCAGGCTTAGTGGTAGAGAAGTCATGCGTAGGAAAATAGCCTACAAAATAGAGCCCTACACTTAGCCCTATTTTTGCTATTGTTTCAGCTACCGTGGCAGTCAGCACCGGCTCCAAAAATACATCCCGCTATATGAGGTTGAATATGACTGTAATCGATGCTCTGAACCAGAAGCTGGCCGATGCACGCGCTGAAGTTACCAAGATCGAAACCGAAATCGCCAACATTCCAGTAGAAGTGCATAACCTTGAGTCAGATACCTGGGCCAAGATCAAAGCTTTCTTTGGCATTGCCTGAACCATCATCATTTTAGGCGCGGACCACTCCGCGATGAAAAATGGCAGCACGAAAAGAGAAGATCAATCACGACGATAAAACAAAACGCCTGATAAGGGCTAGTCAGCTTCTTAACCGTTTGAATCAATTCGCAATCGGTGAAATAGAAATGACCCAAGCCCAAGTCAACGCGGCGAGAATCGTTATTGGCAAGGTAGTTCCCGATCTAAAGGCCATTGAAGTACGCGGTAACGAGGATCAGCCATTGGTCCATGTGTTCTCATGGCAAAGCTGATACAAATTCCGTATAAGCCTAGAGACGCATTTAAGCCGCTCCACAACACACAAAAACGATGGGCTTGTATCGTCGCACATCGCCGAGCAGGCAAGACGGTTGCGTGTATCAATCACCTGCTCCGCGAAGCATTAACGACCACTAAGACAGATTTTCGTGGTGCATATCTGGCCCCGTTCTATCGCCAGGCCAAAAGTGTTGCATGGGATTACCTCAAGCGATACTCGTCAGTAGTGCCGAATGTATCGACGAACGAATCAGAACTTAGGATTGATTACCCGAACGGGTCGAGAATCCAGCTTTACGGCGCGGACAATGCCGATGCGCTACGTGGTCTGTTCTTTGACTTCGTGATCGCTGATGAATATGGAGACTGGCGACCGAGCGTCTGGAACTACGTTATAAGGCCGGCTTTGGCGGATCGGCAGGGTAAGGCGATCATCATCGGTACACCAAAAGGTAGAAACCTATTCTGGGAAACCTACAGCCGCGCTGCGAATGATCCCGAATGGCTCGCCATAAAGATCACGGCATCGGCCAGCGGAATTCTTCCTAAGTCCGAATACGACGCACTTAAAACAGAGCTGGATGATGACGCCTGGCGTCAGGAAATGGAATGCGACTTCGACGCCGCTATTCCTGGCGCGATATGGGGACGTGAAATATACCAGGCTGAAGTCGCTGGAAGGATTACACGGGTCGAATGGCAAAAGGCATTCCCCGTGCATACCGCGTGGGACCTTGGATACTCTGACGATACGGCTATCTGGTACTACCAGGTCATCGGCGGAGAAATACACATAATCGACTATTACGCCGCATCGGGTAGAGACATAGAGCACTATGGAAACGTAGTTGCCGGAAAGCCATATAGCTACGGGACGCATTACTTGCCGCATGACGCGAGAGCCAAGACGCTTGCCTCCGGAGGAAAATCGATCATTGAACAACTCTCGAACTACCTTGGCCATAAGCGCCTGTCGATTACGCCACATCTTGACATGCTGGACGGAATCCAAGCGGCCCGTGCGGCTTTTCCTCGTATCTGGATTGACTCTGCCAATTGTAGGGACGGCATAGAGGCCATCAAGCAATACCAGCGAGAATGGGACGAGGACAAGAAGGCGTTCAAAGATAAGCCCCGTCACGATTGGACCTCACATGCCTCAGATGCCTTGAGGTATTTAGCAGTAGCGTGGCGAGAAGAACAAAAGCCTAAAGCGCCAGATGACCCAATACGCGGAATAACCGTTGGTGACAACACCGTGACACTAGATGAACTGTACGCATCCCAACGGCGGATAACTAACACGAGGATTTGATATGCCAGGAATCATCCAAAACGGCTACGGCTACCACAATGTCTCTGCTAGCGCGAACGTTTCGAACGTTTCATGCACGCTGGCCGGCGTTTTTTGTTCGACCTCCACGAGCGGCACCATTGCTATTTATGACTCGGCCACAACCACAACATCATTGCCTGTTACCGGAACCATTGCACTGACCGCAGGACAGTTTTATTCGGTTCCTGCCGGCCTTGGTTATGGCTGTTACGTTGTTATTGGGGGTACGGCTAACGTGACGGTATTTACGGCCTAATGACTGACGTTGCACTACCCAAGTCGGTTGAGTATTACCTCAACCACATCTCCCAATACGAGCGCGAGTTCCGGAAATGGGAGGGGCGCGTCAAGAAGATCATGGACCGTTACAAGGACGAGTCCAGGAATATTCGTGATTCGGACGGATCACGATTTAACGTGTTGTGGTCGAATGTCCAGACCCTCAAGGCGTCTACATTCTCAAGGATTCCGCAGCCCGATGTTTCGCGACTGCACAGAGACAATGACCCAGTTGGGCGGGTAGCGTGCCTGATTCTAGAGCGGGCGCTGGAGTTTGAAATTGAGCATTACTCGGACTACAAGCAGACCCTCCGCCAGTCGGTATATGACCGTTTTCTGGGTGGTAGGGGAATTGCATGGGTACGTTATGAACCAACCTTCACCCAATCGGACATTGAAACCGAGATCACGGAAGATGTTGAGGCCGATAATCCAGTCTCTGAGAAACTTGATTTTGAGGCCGCGCCGACCGATTACGTACACTGGAAAGATTTTGGTCATTCGGTTGCGCGGACGTGGGAAGAAGTCTCGATTGTCTGGAGAAAGGTCTATCTGACCCGCCAGGCATTGCAGGAGAGATTCGGGGATGATGCGGACCGTATTCCATTAGATGCTTCGCCAACTGAGACCAAGAATACCGATCCGGACGGGGTAGATAAACGCGCCCTGATTATAGAGATATGGGACAAGGAAGCCGGGCGCGTGTTCTGGCTCTCAAAATCACTCGGTAAGTTTGTAGATGAAAAGGACGATCCACTCGATTTAGAGGGTTTTTTCCCCTGCCCGCGTCCGCTTTACGCCACTCTAACCAATGACTCGCTGGTTCCGGTTCCAGACTTTACGTTGTATCAGGACCAGGCCACACAATTAGACCTTCTATCCGACCGGATTGATGGACTGATTAAGGCGCTAAAAGTATTCGGCGTCTATGATTCGTCCATTCCGGATCTGGCCAGGTTATTCAAGGAAGGCGGAAATACAGAACTTTTGCCCGTAAAAAATTGGGGTGCATTTGCGGAGAAGAATGGACTATCGGGATCGATCCAGCTAGTTGAAATTGCGCCCATTGCCCAGGCCCTGAATGATTCCTATACGGCATTTGAGCAGATAAAGAGCCAGATTTACGAGATTACCGGCATCAGTGACATTCTGCGAGGCCAGACGCAGGCCAGCGAGACTGCAACCGCGCAGAACATCAAGAATAGCTACGCGACACTCAGGCTCAAGGTCTATCAGGACGAGGTTAGCCAGTACGCAACGAATCTGCTACGCCTGAAGGCTCAGATTATCTGCAAGCACTTTGACGACATGACCATCCTCAAGATGTCCGGGGCCGATCAACTATCTCCTG